CCTGGGCACGGGTGACCTTGCGGACGTCCTTGTGCTCGTTCTTCTCGAGCAGCTGGTTCATCACGCGCTCATAGGGGCGCTTGGTGCCAATCTTGAGCCTGCGGTAACCCACCGAGGCGCGGTATTGTTGGATCAGGTTGCCATAGGTGGTTTTGGCTTTTGGCGCGGTCAGCTTTTCACTGATGCCCGAGCGCAACGCCCAATATTCGCGGTCAAATTCTGGACTGTCCTCATTGCGCGGCAGTTCGATGTACCTCTCGACGCGCTTTCCCTCTTTGCTGGCGGTGATCCTGAAAAACAGGCGGCGCTGGCCTCGGATCAGCTTTTCGGAAACATAACGCCTTGTTTTCTTGGTCATAGGTCGAGTTCCTCATGCAGGCAGATTTTGTCGCCTCGCATGATGGCCACCAAGCCTGCCACATCCCAGCGGTTAAAGGCGTTTGGTGTCGGCAGGCTGCCTTGCGCCACCAGTTCCCTGAATTGGGCAGGTTTCATGTCCAGCAGGCGCGCAGCGCTTGTTTCGCTGGCAAAAATGGGGGCGTGAAATGCCATGACAGGCTCCGCGTTCAGTTGCTGGTGTTTTGGGCGAGGTGAGCTGGTTGCCACTCGCACGGCTCTCTTGCCATGCAATGCGGGGCCATCTCCAACGTTGCGGCGGTTTTGCGCGCCACGTAATCGCCAAATGCAAAAGCTATGGGGGTGAGGGTCAGGGTCAGGAGCGCGACGATCGCGGTGCGGGTGCGTCGCTGTTGGGCGGCGCTTGTGGTCATGCGGCCTTGGAAGGTAGCAATCGGTTTTTGTAGGAAAGTATGAGCCATGTTGTCCTCCAATAGTGCTGGAGGCAGATCTTACGATATTTTCGTAACTGTTCAAGTGAAAATACGATATTTTCGTAACTTATTAGAATTCGGTTGACTGGGCGCAACCCAGAATTGAGAATGAAACGTGAACATTTGGGGGCTAGGAGATTCTGTGGTATTGAGACTTTTTGCCCGCGCGTCGCGAATGTTTGGTTGGGACGTAACGCGTCTTATTTTCCCGCGTTATTGGCTGCGGGGTCGTCCAGCTGCTTCAAAATCTCTGCAAGAGTGTCAGGAAGAATTCTTGCGAAATCACCGCCTAAGATGAAGTTTGCGTCAACTTGAAAGGCTTTCCAGTAAAAGTCTATCATGCGCATCGACGGCGCTCCGGAAACTTCTTGGGACTTGAAGGTCGTGTACTTGATCCCCGCGCTGGCGGCGAGGTCTTTTGCCGAAAATCCGGTTGATAACCGTGTAGCAACCAGTCGTTTGTGAATGGCTGTCGGCGTGATTTGCGTTGTCCTGCAACGTCGTTCTTTTTCAAAATGGTCCATATCCTTACATCGCCCTATTACGAAAAAATTGCATTTTCTTTGAAGTGTAACGTTGCAAATACGAAAATATCGTAATACATTTGGTTTCATGTATAGAAACACGCGGGAATTCATCAAGGCTTTGGGAGGGTATCGGCTCGTCGCCGTACGGCTCGACAAAAAGCCGACCACCGTCCATTCCCACATCCAGGCGGATGCGCTTCCGCCTGCTTGGTATGATGCCCTTTGCAAGATGGCCCGCGATGCAAAATTGGAGGAGCCCGAGAGGGGCCTTTTCTCTTTTTTGCAACTTCCGCTGGATGAATCTCATCACTCCTCGGGAGGGGCTGCATGAATTCGCCCCCTCCACCTTCGGTCGTGATTTATTTGAATGGCTTTCCATGTGCCAACCTTGTCACGGTTTTGCCGGGACAATCGTTCGGCCAAATCTCCGCGCAGCCGCCTTCCTTTGATCCACTCAAGGTCCAGCGCGAATTTCCGGCTCGGTGGCAGGCTTTCATCAAGGCGAATTTTCGGCATATCGCGCACGTTACGCAGGTTTTCCATGTTTCTGAAAAGACGGCGCGAAATTGGTGGACGGGTGCTACCGGGGCAAACGGAGCGCATGTCGCCATCGCGGTCAATGCTCATCCCGAGCAGGCTCATATCATGCTGTTTGCGGCGGAGTAGAGCGGTGGGATTTCACTCTCAAACAGTATGGCGTGGACAAATGTCCGGACATATGTGGCTACTTTTACGTCCGACACTTCCACATCGCTATCGCGACCAGAGCGGCGGTTATCAGCATGGCGGTTGTTTCGGGGTGATTTGCGGTGATCAAGATAAGCACGGCTGCTTGCAACAGAATATTCGTCCTGCGGTTCTTTCATATCGGGCGGTATGGATGCGCGCGGCGGGTTCTCTAGATCCTTCGCGCATCCCGCAAGGTTTACAACGAGGCGGAGGCTGGGGCGGTTGTGCTGGCCTATCCTATGGCGTTTCTCCCTTAAATCGGAGGCTGCCTGATGGCTGAGCGCTCAAACACTGAATTGGCAACTTTGCTTGGCTCTATGGTTGAGGCGGGCGAGGCTGGTCGGGATTGCTCCGCCTTGGCCGACGCCGTCTTGGCCGAGGCGGCGGATCGGATGCGCGCCTTTGCCCTTTCAGTTGAGGAAATGACGCGGGTGCACGACGAGCGCATCTCGCATCTTCGCGGCGAGCTGCGTGACCTGTCGGACGGCGTAAATGAAATCCGCGCCTTTGTCGCCTCGATCGAATTGGTGCGGGCCGAGGCGTTTCGGCGCGGTGGGGGTGCGGTATGAGCCACAAGGCGGTAAATTGGGCGCTCGAGCAGCGCCATGTCAAACCGGGGCCTTGGGTTGTTCTGATCCAGCTGGCTGATCGGCACAACAAGGACACGCGGCTGGTTTTCCCGGAGCAGCACCTCCTTGCTCATGACTGCAATGTCTCGCGTGCTACCTTAAATCGGCATCTGGGCGAGCTTGAAGGGCTGGGCCTGCTGTTCCGGGTCCAGCGCATCAATCCCGCCTCAAACAAGCAGCTGGGCACGCACTATATCCTGCAAATCGATTTCAAAAACCCGCCCGAAATTGACCACGCCGTCGACGATTACCGTGCGGCAATCAGCGCGGGTCAAAACGTGAACCTGTCGCCTTCCCGTGTCTCAAATTGCGACACGGTTCCCGTGTCTCAAATATCGTCAATGCCGTGTCTCAAATCTAGCGATTCCCGTGTCTCAAATTGCGACACTCTTAACCATGTAAGAGAACCTAAGAATGAACCTTGCGCGCCTTCGCTCGCTGGGGCTTCGTTCTTTGATGAATTTTGGCAGGTTTACCCAAAACCTCGGACCGAGGCAGCCTGCCGTGATTTGTTTGACGGAGCTTTGGCCGGTGGTGTGGACGGGGCTCTGATCGTTGAGGCGGCTCGGGCCTACTCGGTGGAGTTTGCCGGGGAAAAGCGAAGGTATGCCGTTGGGTCGAATGATTGGCTTTCGGGTCAGCGCTGGGAAAAGTACGTGGGGTCAGCTGCTCGGTCTGGCACTGCCGTGCCGACGGACGTCGGGGTCTTTTATGCGGACTGGATCAAAAGCGGCCGTTCGTTTCCATCATCTGCCCTAAAGCTTGGGGTTGCCCGTGAAATGCTCGAGCGCAATCTGATCACGCCGGAACAGCTGCGCGCTGTCGGTGTGTTGGCATGACGCGCGCCAACACTCTCACTCGTTTTGGGCCGATTGAGGTCGAGGTCAGGCCCAGCGCTGGTTTCAGCTATGGTTCGGCTATGGTTCGGCCTTTGCTCGCCTTGGATGATTGTGGGCTTAATCGCTTGGTTTCCTTTCACTCGATCGAGGAGGTGGTGGAAAGCTACAACCAGCATCGCGGGCGCGCTCTCAAACGGAAAAGGGTTTGCCCGGATTACATCGAGGCGCTCGAATTTCTGCTGAAGGAGTATCCCAATGGCTTTTGAGTGCCTCGTTGGAAATGTGCTGTTTGCGGATTTCCTTTACCCAAAGCCGGAGGAGATCGACCTGGGCTACCTCGCCCAGCGCCTTGATGGCCTGAAACGATTTAATGGGCATCCCTTGGCTTTGACCGTTGGCGAGCATCATCGGCTCTGCGCTAATTTGGCTGCGTGCGCTGGTTACTCGGATGATGTGGTGCGCTGGGCTGGGTTTCACGATGCACACGAATATGCGCTTGGCGATTGGCCTGCTCCCATAAAACGGTTCTTCGGTTCCTCTCTTGCGCCCATCGAGCGGCGTTGGGACGTGGCCATCTGTTCCGCGCTGGGCGTGGTTCCTCCTTCGGAAGGTACGCGGCAAGCGGTTGCATCCATTGATGCCAGAGCCCTTTGGGCGGAATGGCGATTTTGCCTTGGGCGCATGAACAGGCCGAAGGGCTACGTGCTGGTCGGCAGGTACGAGGAGCGCGCGCTTTGGTCTGTGGTGGGCAAGGCGCGGATGTCTGCCATCGTGGCCGCGCGTATGGGGGGCTCGCGTTGGGTTTTGTAAGCGGTCCAGTCAGGCAGCGGTTGCGCAACGTGGGGGAAAACCTTGCGCTGGTGCCGTTGCCCGGTGTCGCGCAGGACATCGCGGATATTATTGGCCGCGATAAGGCGCTGCGGTTGATCTTCCAGCTGCCTGCCTCGGGCAGCCGTCCTTGGAGGGTCTGTCTTTATGTACCCAAGCGGATGGCAGTCGACCACCTTTTGGTGAGAGTTTTGGGGTTTCGTGATGCCGAGCGGATGCGTCGGCATTTCGGCGGGGAAATCCTGCAGCCGTCCAACTGTCGCTATTTGGAGAGGGCTTGGCGCAACGTCGCAATCTGGCGGCTTTCTGGATTGGGCTATGCTGTGCCGGTGATCGCGCTTGATCACGGGCTGTCTGATTATCGGGTTTTGGAAATCCTGCGGGGGAAACCGCCAGAGGACGCTGGGGGCTTGTCTGGTAATTCTCGGTTGAATTGCGGGGCGTACTGAAGTGCTTTTTTCGTCTTTGCCTCGGCTGGTTTTTATCTGCGCAGGAGGCGCTTTCGATGTTGATGGACTTGCTGCGAGAGTTTTGGGCGTTGGTGGTTGCCGCTTTTTCGGTCGTCGTTTGGGCCGTCCGGTTGGAGGCAAAATCTTTGGGTAACGCTCGGGATATTCGGTCGCTGAAAGATCAGCGCGGCGAGGACTTGGTTGCGGCTCGGCTTGCGCGCGAGGACACCTCAAAGCGGCTTGATGAAATCTTGGCTGATGTTCGGCAAACGAACAAGGATATTAAGGATATTCTGGGGAGGCTCCCACGATGAGGTTTGGCAAGGCGGCGGCAGGCGGCACGGCTGGTGTGGTTTTAGCGGCGGCGGCGTTCATCGCGCCTTGGGAGGGCATGAAGCTCACCGCCTATCCTGATCGGCTTGCGGGCAATATTCCCACGGTTTGCTTCGGTGAAACACGCGGCGTGGCGCTAGGCGATTCCTACACCGAGGACGAATGCCGCGTGATGCTGGCGCGGGCTGTCACGGATTTTCGCGGGTCTTTGAAGCGCTGCCTGCCTTCCCTCGATCGGTTACCGCCCAGCGTGCAGGTTTCGTTCATTTCGTGGACTTACAACGTTGGCGCTGGCGCTGCCTGTCGTTCGACCTTGGTGCGGTTTGCCAATGCGGGGAACATCGAGGCGGCGTGCAATCAGCTGCCGCGCTGGAACAGAGCCGGTGGTTCAATCATTCGCGGCCTCTCCAATCGTCGCGGGGCAGAGCGCGATCTTTGCCTTGGTGCCGTCAGGTGATTCGGCTGGACACCATGGCCGGCGCTTTGATGGCCTTAGTGTTGGTTATGCTGAGTGCCTTTTTCTATGGGCGTTCGGTCGGCGCGGCATCTGTTGACGCGGCGCATAAGGAGAAGCTGGTGGCGCTCGAGAGGCGGGTCACTGGTTACGCCATCAAGGCGGCGGAGGATGCTCTGGCCATCGCGGCGCTCGAGGCCGAGGCGGTGGCGCTGGGTGAACGGTTGGAGGCGGAGGCTTATGAAGATGATGATGCTGGGCGGCCTGCTTTCAACGCTGGGAGCGTGCGCCGCATTTTCTCCCGTTGAGCTGCGGCTGCCTGATCCGCCTATCATGCTGACTGCTGCCTGTCCTGCGCTGCAGACTAATCCTGGCAAGCCACTGTCGCAGGCCGAGGCCGAGGTGATGTGGGGCCGGGATCGTGCGGCGGGTCGGGTCTGTGCCTCTCGTCATGCAGGGCTGGTCGATTGGGTGACGGGTTTGGTGGCGGAGGTCGGGCCTCAATGACTGCAGGCGCTGTCAGGAAAAATGGGTCCCTCTGCGGTGGGTGGGGCATGCGGGTTGTTTCACTCGCAATAATTTATTTGTGCGTGCCCGGATTTTCCGGTTTCGTTTCGTTTCAGGAGGTTGCCGGTGGCTGATGATTTAATCCTTTATGATCGGATCGAGCGGATGCCGATCGGTGATCTGGTGCCCTATGCCAAAAATAGCCGGACGCATTCCGACGCGCAGATTTCGCAAATTGTTGCTTCTATTCAGGAGTTTGGATTTACCAATCCTGTTTTGATATCGGACGCCGGTGAAATCATCGCGGGCCATGGGCGGGTTTTGGCGGCGGCTGCGATCGGCATGTCGGTGGTGCCGTGCGTGCGTCTTTCGCATCTATCTGAAACGAAACGGCGCGCGTATGTCATCGCGGACAACAAGCTGGCGCTGAATGCCGGGTGGGACGAGGATCTGCTGCGGCTCGAGCTCGGGGCCTTGCGGGATCTCGGGGTTGATATCGGTGTCGTTGGCTTCGGTTCGGACGAGCTGGATGCTCTTTTCTTGGGTGATGATGTCGATGAGGACGGGCTGACCGGCGACGATGATGTGCCGGAGGCGGCGGGCGAGCTGGTGTCGCGCATGGGCGATGTCTGGGTGCTGGGCGATCACCGGGTGATGTGTGGCGATAGCACTTCCATCTCGGCTGTTGAGGAGCTGTGCGCCGGGAGGCCGATTGACTGCTGTTGGACTGATCCTCCCTATAACGTCAATTACGAGGGCTCGGCTGGCAAGATCGCAAACGATAATCTCGGCGACAGCCAGTTCCGGGAATTCCTGCGCGGTGCGTTCCTTTCGGCCTTCGCGGTCATTCGTCCTGGCGGGCCGATCTATGTGGCGCATGCCGACACGGAGGGTGAAAACTTCCGCGGTGCATTTCGGGAGGCGGGGTTCAAGCTGTCGGGCTGTCTGGTCTGGGTGAAAAACTCGCTTGTGCTGGGGCGCTCGGATTACCAATGGCGGCACGAGCCCATCCTTTATGGGTGGAAGCCTGGGGCGGCGCATTCATGGTACGGGGGCCGTGCAAAGACCACGGTTTCGGAAATGGCCGACGCTCCCTTTGTCGTTATGCCCGATGGGTCGGTTCAAATCGAAATCGGCGAGAGCTTCTTGCACATTTCCGGGGCCGATCTGCGTGTGGAGGAGGTGCTGCCGTCCACGGTTCGGGCTGAAAAGCCAAGGCGCAACGCGGAACATCCCACCATGAAGCCGGTCGAGCTTGTGCTTGGCCAGCTGCGGAACAGTTCAAAACGGGGCGATCGGGTGCTGGACCTGTTTGGCGGCTCGGGCTCGACGCTCATCGCCTGCCAAAAATCCGGCCGCAAAGCGCGGTTGATGGAGTTCGATCCGAAGTTTGTTGATGTGATCGTGCGGCGCTGGCAGCAGTTTTCGGGCCGAAAGGCGGAATTACTGGGTTCGGACGAGACCTTCGACGCGCTCGAGGCCAAGCGGCGGCGCGAGTTTGAAAAACGGCGTGAGGTGGTGGCGTGACCGGCGCTGCCGTCAAAGTGCCCAAGGAGGCGCGGGCGCTGCGCTATGCGCCTCGCAAGGTGCGGCTTGTTGCGCATCGGACTGGAAATGCGGCCGAAACCATCGGGGCTCTTGCGCCGGGTGATCGTGTTACCGGAGTGACGGCGGGCCAGTTCTCGGCCATCGACGCGTTGGAGCATTTGGTCAACGAGCTGGGTCCTGCGGATGTCCGGATTTCGACCTGGACCACGGGCCTTTATGATGTGTCGCGAGCTGCCGAGCTGCGCGCGAACCAGCGGTTGCGCTCGGTTCGGATGCTGCTCGATCGCGGCACGTTTGAAAAGTCGCCACAGTTTGCCGGTCCTTTGATCAAGTCTCTGGGGGTTGATGCCTTTCGGTGCCTGTCGGTGCATGCAAAGGTCACCATCGTGACCGGCGATCGCGGCGCGGCGGTCATGCGGTCCTCCATGAACCTGAACAAAAACCTGCGCACAGAGCAGTTCGATATCGATGTTTGCGACGAGGTCGCTGGGTTCTACACCGAGTGGTTTGACGCGCTCTGGGATGAAAGTGGGCGCGGGCTTTCCAATCGTGAAATCATCGAGGCCGTCTATGATAGGTTTGAGGAGGGCTCGCCCATGGGTGACGGCGAATTTGGGGAGGCCGGTGATTTTGAGGATTTGGCGGGCCTGTCTCTTGATGCCAGTTTTGATGTAGCGGATCCGGGGGACGGGGGTGATCTGTGAGCGGCGCTGGCAATCCCACCTATCCTGTGGCCACAATCTCGAAGCTGCTTCTGTTGTCGGAGCGCCGGATCCAGCAGCTGTCTAAAGAGGGGGTGATTCCCAAGGCCGAGCGCGGGCGGTACGAGCTGGCTCCTACGGTGCAGGGGTACGTTCGGTATCTGCAGGAGCGGGTGGCCGGTTCTGTGCCTGCGGTCGGTGAAATAGATTACCACAAGGAAAAGGCGCGCAAAACGCGGGCCGAGGCCGATATGGCCGAAATGGACGCGGATCTGCGCAAGGGCTCGGCCATCGATGCGGCGGAGGTCAAACGCGGCTGGCAGCTTATTCTTGGCGAGGTCCGTGCAAACCTGCTGGGCAACACACCGGCGCGGATCGCAGCGCGAATCGTGGGGATGAAAAACGACGCAGACCTGCGGCGGGTCATTTCGGACGAGATTCGCCTCGCCATGCGGGCGGCGAGCGAGACCG